TCTGCTTCTTATTCATATGATCTTCACCATACAAATCCATATCTTCTATATTACTAAACATATATTTTCTCCTTTTTGTTATTCATACTACTATTATAACACACATACCGGAGTCGTCAAGTGACCACCGGCATTTAGAATGCCCATAGCACAACGCTTTTACAGATATTTTGGTAATTTCTTATTTTTTTCTTCGGAGCAAAAGGTTTTTTCGGTTCCCTACATACTGAAAGGTGGCCGTTATCCGGTCTAACCCTTTCAAGGCATCCTTATCGATCGCGGTCACACCGTGCTTGATATCATAATCGACTTTATTACACAACCTAAAATCCGCATCACGACTTCGGGCCGCAATGAAGGCCGGATGACTCGTTATTGCCTTGACTATGAAACCTTTCTCGGTGTAATATCGCATAATGGCCTTGGTGGCTATCGCTCCTATACCTACACCTTGATAATCTGGCATAACAACACTCCTGTGACCTCGCATCACATTCTTCCGTTTGCTCATCGTCTCCTTGACATAAGCAAAGAAACCCGCTGGTTCTCCATTCGCTAAAGCCACATAACAATCGCTCTGGGTCAATAGACCTTGGCTCAAATAATGATGTTCTCTGAATATCCGCCACGCAGAATGGTGACACCTTTTGATCTCAATGTTGATTTTTGGTCGCCGAAGACGCTCCTTCGTGAATTTCGCTTGATCCACATAATAAACCCAATCAGGTTCTAACCATTCCAATATATCATAATGACAACTTAAAAGGACCATTCGCTTATTTCTACGTCTCGCCGTTTTAGCAAAGGCACAACTACCTATCTTCGCTACATTCCTATCTACCACACTCGTAAATTCATCCACAACAATGGTCTCCCTTTCGTCAAACAACAACCTTGCCATTTCTACACGAAACTTCTGACCATTACTCAAGGTATGGTATGGCTGGAGCCAATTTGGGGGACTGCTAAAGCCAACACTACTCAACACCTTGGTTATATCTTCGGTGCTGGCCTGCTCTGGGAAGGCATCCAACACACTGCTCGCGTGGGGCCAATCGTCGTAACCTTTATGAAACGCATCCTGACCGAAAGCGACACTACCTATACTGGTCTTACCTGCTCCCGATGGACCAACTATGACACCTATATTCCAATCGAAATCTTCAACTGGCATATCCACCTGCCACTCCTTACACAACACAGACTCCGGTTTAAGGTCAAACTGGCCTTCTACCTTCGTGCTTCTAAAACTTTTATTATATGGGGTTTTTACTATATGGTTAAAACTCGGCATTCTTTACCTATCTCCTCCGTAGCAAACTTATGCAATTCTTTCTGCTGATCCTCACTCTCACACGTGACAATCAATTCGAAAGTGGTTGGTTCTATCTTTCTATCATCGGTTGCCGCTAAATCATTCAATATATTTTCTATCTCTCCCTGGCTCCAACCGGTTGGATAACCGTCTAAATCTTTCAATTCAACTTTCAACAAATCCGAATCCCACTTACTGTCTTCTTGACTCCGATTATCTAAAATCCTATACTCCTTGGCTTCTTTTTCGTTGCCCTTGAACCTGACAACTGGCACCTGGTCCAATTTCAACATCTTCGCGGCCTTCCATCTTGCGTGGCCTGCCACAATCACATTATCTTGATCTATCACTATGGGTTGTTGAAATCCATATGCCGTTATACTATCGGCCACTACCGCAACCGTATCGTCATTTCTTCGACTATTCATCACGTAAGGCCTGACCTGGTCGGTATCTAAAAATTCTACCGATAACTCTGTCGACATAACTTATATCCTTTCTCCCTGACTTGCTTTTCTACATCATCTAAATCTTCCCTGTCCTTACACACTATCACAACACTATGCTCTGGCTTATGCTTGGTGTCCTTTCCCATCAATATCAATTCAGGGAACAATATATCGTCCAACTGCTTCAAACTGAAACCTGTGGCCTCTACATCAGGCAGGTCTTCTATTTCTTTCTTTAGGTCTATGACATCCCATCTGGTATAATCGTGGGCCTTGTTATCCATTATCCTATATGCCCTGCTCTGCTTCTCATCGAGGTCAGCGATCACAACCGGCACCTCAAACAAACCCAAACCCTTGGCCGCGGCATATCTGGTATGACCTACAACTATGAACATATCTCGATCTACGACTATGGGTTGATTGAATCCGTATCTTCGGATACTGGTCTTGACCTTCTCTATTGTATCCATATTTCTTCTTGGATTATGGGGATAAGGTTTTATATCGTCTATGGGCCTCTGCTCTATCTTCATACTATCTCCTACCAATATTTATTGTCCTTTAATATATGCCATACAATATGCTTCTCTAACCATCTGGGACATCTTGGATCGCTTATCAGGTGCCTTAAGAAATGTTTACCTTCAACCCATTCATCGGCATCTATATAATCTTCGTCTTCGATGATCAATATCTTTCTACCACTATATTCTGCCACGGCATTTATATGACGTCTCCTCAACTCGGCCACACACCAATCTTTTATTTCATCTAAATTATCAAACAAATCTATATTGCTAAAAACGTGATCGAACAAAGTCTTCATAATTTTTTTTTTTTTGGAGTCGTATAAGGGGGATATGCCAAGCCTATGTCAGATATAACTTGCCACCGAAACACGACTCCAGTGATGCTAGTGGTATGGCTCATAGACTCCAGGATGAAGTCAATTTAGATCATTATTGCTTTGCAAGGAATATTGATCAACACTAGCATCTATTGTATTTACTCTATCAATTTATTTTCTGCTACTATTAAGGGTCTTGGTAAGACCCAGAAACTTCGCTACACTCGTTTCTACTTCTCTTTATGTAGATTGACTTCATAATTCGGCTGTTGCCAGCCGAATCGAAACTTTATGTGAGTCTCCTTCATTTGTAAGTCGCTATCGTAACCAGGTGGTAAGGCTATACCTGTTCGCTCATTCTATCCTACGCGATCTAACTTAATCCTCTTACAATAATCTTAAGTTAAACTGGTGTTGTTTCTTTTTCACAGAGCACCTTCATTTCTTTTTTCTTAATCTCTTAACGGGATTCACCTGTCGCTTTATCAGCCGCATTTCCCTGGACTTTAAAATTGCCTATAATTGAATTTTTTTGAGCCTTATTCCTTGCCTATACATTTATTTATCACTCCTCGCAAATTACCATATGAAATTAAATATCGTGGTGGGTTTCTTTTCCATAGACTTACTCTATATCTCCAAGAAATCCACCCTTTAAACCTAAATATCCGTATGCTAGTCTGGTTTAATTCACCAATCGTATCAGAACACTTACATATACCTAAACAACCCGTAGAAATCGGTTGTAATCATCTTTATCAAAAAAGAAACTTAACATACTGTTGTGCCTACGATCCAAGAACAAGAGATCAAATAACAAAAGACCTAAACACCAAAAACACCGAAATCACCAAAAACACCAAACCTATTTTTTATACTCGTAACGGTGCTAAATCTGAATTATTCAACGAGGTGAATACTCCTAATCGATTACAACCTGAAGATTCTGGCACTCTTGCTATCGCCCTTGCTATCTTTTATCTTAAAGCAAAAACTATAAACATAATTGGATGTGGTTGGCATCTTGACGAAACAGACAGCCTATTCGATAATCAATACACACATAAAAAAATTTACAATAAAGGATCTAATCGCAAACTACAATTATTAAGAACATATCAAAAAGAATTTAACGTGGCTATCAACTTTATATCTAATAAACCTGTTGATACATATTTAGGATGGTCTTCCTTCGAAGAGTTTTTACATAATAATCATTAACAGTGCCTTTTTTAAACACAAACTTACACGTATGGTGACCGTGGCATTTAAATCTATCGCTCTGGTTTTCTTGACATTTATAATAACCGAACAACAAAATCTTCTTATCGAAGACCTCGGCTTTCATTACGATACCGTATGTCTTGTGGCACTCGCGTAATTACTTCTCTTATTCAATTCGTTTCTACTCGCGACTCTTACATCGTATTGCTCACCGCTGGTTACCGGAGCAATAAAAAACTGGATGTCGTTCGTAATACCTGCCGTGATATATGTTGAATCAGCGGCTAACTTATATTGAACAATATACTCTTTAAAGAAAGGATCTGCCGTAGCGGTCCAGGTTACATTTAACCTTGATTCTGCTACATATCCCGATGATGCCTGGTTGGTTGATCCTGATGATACCGTTACCCCGGTCGGTGCTGGCACCGTCAAAGGGTTGGGTAAATTCAGACTTGGTCTTGTTATATCTGCTGACTTGGCATTAATCGTGTAAATCGTTGGCTGGTGTTCGAATCCTGTTATTTGGATATCTCCTTCAGCATTTAATCTTATATCTGTGATTCTAAACTGACCATCCAATCCTATCGTCGGACTCGTCACTCTACATAAATCACCTACCGCAACATTACTACCTGCTATATTCGTAGCAAATTGTATCTGTTTCGCATTCCTTGATCTCTTTACAAATACTTCAGCATATTGTAATGCCTGTTCTCTATTCGCCACCGTTGGCAAACTCAATGTCGCTTCTAATCTCTGGTTGTTATCTTCGGATAAAAATGCGGTATCATCTGCCGAACCATCGTCCGGATATATCACTTCATTCGGTTGATAATCAGCACCTGGATCAACATACGTGACTCTGGCTCTGTTAACTTTCGTTTCTTTATTATCACCTATCAACTGAAGACCACCAATAATATTATCTTGGTTGGCCGTAAAACTAACCGGTGGATCTGATGGTATGGATTCTATATTATCATCATCACCAGCATTTTCTATTTTTAATCTAAACTGACCTTGGGTATATGGCATAATACCTCTAAACCCAACTAACAATATTTTACAATTATTCATAATACTGGTCGATGTTTCTACAACAGCATCACAGGTAAAAGCCTTACCGGTCGTTGAACTTGTATAACTTACAACTTGGTCACATAACTTGGCCATCTTTCTCCAACTGTTCCAATGAAACGCACTGTTCGGTAAGCCTTTGCCGTATCTTGAATTTCTCATATAATCCAATAAAATATTTACTGGGTTATTACTATGGGTCACAGTCTCATCAGCATAAAGCGTGGTATGATTTTCTTGGACTGGAGCATCTTCTATCTGGACACTCAAATAATATTGCGTGTTTCTACTAGTAGAGGCACCTCTATGGGTCACCGTATTCACATCACTAAATCTGTAATTACCCGCAGGTAATACTTCTGTCTTGTCTATGGATAAATCTGCTTTATAATTCTGTGAGCCGTGTAGCACAACGTTGCTGAACTTACCTAACGCCTTACTATCATTGGCCGAGAACACAGTGGCACCTGTGCCGGTATTCTCAATCGTAAAATTGATACTGTTGTCAATTATACCTGCTGGACTGCCAGATATCTGGGTGCTCATCTGTTGGATGATTCTAACCTGTGCTTGTTGATTTAACGTAAAAGTGACACCAGCATCTTGTATCGTATTACTACTTGTCTGGCTACTAACACTATGAACTCTGGTCGCTGTCTCTGATCTTCTATTCAATAATCCTGATGACGTGCCTGTCTGTCCTGTAAATGAACCAACCGTTTGTGGTGAATACGCACCAGTCAAATCAAATATCTTTTTACCTTTTACAGTAACTTTAACATTTGGTATACCACCACCATATGGATTATTATCAGCATCTGCTTGGTCTTCGACCTTCTTCCATCTATACTTCGCGGCCAAATAACATAAACCACTTAACTTATGGTTATCGGTCCAACCCGGTGCTTCTTTCAATAAAGATGAAGCAACCTGATTATCTCTACCATCAAAAAATTGCAATTCTAATCTACTTTCATCCGAATAAGGACTTGTCGACGAAGTCGTCTTGACTCCGTGAGCAAAACTATTCGGTGTCACAACAATATCATCAATCAACAACTGCGTGTAACTATCAACTTGACCTTCTCCCAACACATACGCAACATAAAGGTATTCGTTACCTAAACCATTCGTAGATACAAACACTCTTGCTCCACCAACCATTCTTGTTCCATATATCACCGGCACATTCGTTATACCCGAATCTTTATTCAACAACACACCTTGGATCTGTTCTGTCTGTGATGCTGATACTTCAGGCACCGTTAAATCTAAACCAAATGGTGATGTAAATATTTTAACAACACCTTCTACAATATCACCTATAAAGCCGAACACCTTACTAATGATACCACCACCTCCTCCGCCACCTTTGTTATGGACAAGGTAATTGTCAGCATAATACGTGTTATCATTATCTAATTCTAAATTATAAACTTTTTCAAACCAATTTAATGGATTCCAATTGGCTTTTATTTTTTGGACTTCTATCTGTCCTAATTCTGTGATAATCTTATCTCCAACTTTTAACTGGGTGATATTTTCTAAATCTTTATGGTTATGAAACCAATTGGACCAAGTCTCTGGATCCCACCATCGCTTAAATGGTTTTATAGCCTTCCAACCTGATGTGGTCTGAAACGGGTGTTCTGCCGTCGTAAAATACTCACCATCATTGATACTATATTTTTTTCTAAAATGAAGGTATGGGGTATAAATCTTCTTAACGTGATTTAATTTCTTGGCACCTCGGATCTGATCACCTACTCTTATATCCTTGATGGCTTTCTTTTCACCATTCGCTAATTTGATCTCTGTATCACCAGCAAAACAACACATCTATTTGTTCTCCATTTCAAAATAATAAAAAGGTTTTTTATAAGGAC